CTAATTAGTAAAACATGCTAGTTAGTAAAACATGTCTTTATATATCATAACTCTGTGTTGAAAACCCCTCTACACACTTTTCGCTACCCCGGGGTGCGTACAATTTTGTGTTGATAGGCACGTGCGTATTGAGTATTGTACCACTTAGTGTTGTATAGCACACGCACATGCCATAACACAAAATAAAAACTCATTCGTGTGTCGGAAAAGCACGACACACTCAATCGTTTTTAAACCTAACACCTAAGCTTGTTTGATGCACTAGCCACATCTATCAGTACTAGATACACTATCAGTACACTTAGATGTGTAGTCCAACACAGAGGTGTAGGGGTACTAAAGGTGCTAGGTGTGTTGGGATGAGAACCACATTTTTTTTCTTTTCTCTTTTTAAAACCAAACTACGCTATTCAAACAAAACAACACTATCACTACTCAATACACTATCATAGCTTTCTTTTCTCTTTTTAAAACCAAAATGCACTATTCAAATACAACAACACTATCGCTAATAATTACACTATCACAAATTTCTCTTTTCTTTTTTTTAAAAACCAAACACGCTATCCAACACAATAGCACTATCGCTATCAATTGCATTATCATAGTTTTATTTTTCTGTTTTTTTAAAACCAAAACACTCTAAACACAATCAACACTATCAAGTGCTATTCAACGCTATCAACACAACAATAATTATATCAAACACTATAGTACATCTATCATACGTTCATCAAACCATTCTACGAATCACAGATGTAATACACATCAACTAATTCCATCACAAAGGACTATACCTTGTTCTGGCAATAAACACTCTTTACACTTTTCTTTCGGTTGATTTAAAAATCAACGACCATAACTAATAAATTCTAATACCTCTAAAACGCATCAGAATTAATTCTAAGCCACTTTAAATACATTTTAATATACTTTTACATCTAGATATATAAAACGTCTTAAAATGGCTTATATTTTAAAAGATTGTTATTAGATTGTTTTGAAAATCTTAATCAGAACATAATAATATTTACCAATTTTATAACCATACAAATGTTTAAACAAGTATTAAATAATTGTTTGATTTGGATAGATATTCTAGAAATATATACGCATGAACGCACTCTAACCGTCTCAAGCACTCCATGCTTGACACGCTAAGAGTGCGTAGTGCCTGTGCTTGCCTGCACCAGCACTAACCGCTGTAGGCATTTCCCAACCTTATGATTTATTTTGCCACAAAAAAAAGAACCGTTCACCAACAACTTCATCGTATTTCCAACGCTGTTTGTGCCTTGCCGAGTACGTGCCAATTTGTGCGTTAGAAATACGTGAATTTGTAGGCTCACTATTACAAGCACTTTTTTAAAAATTTTTTGGAGAACTACTAGTAAGCACTGACAGCACAAGCGGATACAATTGGTAGCACTGACAGCACAGGAAAACCACCTGCACTGACAGCACTACCAATTGTATCGTGCTCCCAGCACTAACTAGTAGTACTGCAAAAATTTTTTAAAAAAGAACTTGTAATTTCTTTTTTTTGTGCATACCTAACCTTGAGGTTGGGAAATACCCACAGCGGAAGTACTGGGCAGGCAAGCCCAGTCACTTGTCATGCTGTGGGGCATTAAATAAACCCATCACTCAAAAATATAATATACTAGGAGGATGATGTTGTTATGGTTAAATCAGTATTGGTTAGTGGTGTAGTTAAATGTGAGAAATGTAGTTGGATTGGTGATGATATTTGTACGTGCAATTCAGCACAACAAGTTAAAAATGAAACAGTTAATAATTCAAAACCACCACGTGATTGGACTGATGATGAATACGAAGGTGTAGTTAAAATATGTGCTCATTGTGGCTGTCTAAGTAATAAGTTGCTAGATAATACGTATTGCGAATCATGTGCACATGATTTGTTGTGGTAACAATATGAGGGGTATTTCACCGCTCTAATTTAAAATAAACTATAAAGGAGAATGTGTTATGAAATTATGTGTGACTGGTCACAGACCAAACAAGTTATGGGGTTATGATTATAATGCTCCACAATACCAGGTTTTGAAAGACAAAATCAAGAACTTGTTGGTTAGATGTATAAAAAAAGATGTTAACCATTTTGTTAGCGGTATGGCGTTGGGAGTTGACACATTGTTTGCGGAGGTTGTTTTAGAACTTCGAGAGGAATATGATATAACATTGGAGTGTGCCATTCCATGTCTTAATCAATCTGCTAAGTGGGTAGTAGAAGCAAACAATATTTGGCAACGCATTTGCGAGAAAGCAGATAAAATAACATATGTGTCTGACCAACCATACACAAGTTCATGTATGCAAAAGAGAAATGAGTACATGGTTGACAACACAGACATTGTGTTGGCTATATGGGATGGTACAGCAGGTGGAACTAAAAACTGTGTCGATTACGCAAAACGCAAAGGCAAATACATTTTGCACATCGACCCAAAACAGATAATATGAGGGGCATGTCCCCTCTTTATATAAACTAAATTAGAGACACTAGGGGAGTAAGGAGTAGTGGTTTTATGAGTTGTTCAGTAGTTCATGGCATTCCAGTTGGTTCAAACACTAAGTGGAATAACCCATACAAGAAATTTCCAGACCGTATAGAAACACTCACAAAATATAGTGAGTACATACGAGAGGAAATTAGCAAAAATCCTAGCAAGTTTAATCTTAAAGAACTTGTTGGGAAAACACTGTTGTGTGATTGTAATCGTAAGTATTGCCACACAATGGTATTGCAAAGAATTGTAACTGAATATATGAATCAGTTACAAGAGTTTGATAGTCTTGTTGATGAGACTTTATAAGTGCATCAACACGCAGTTAATATTCTGCTTAGAATAAAAATATAAAACTAAACTAATAGGAGGATGATACTATGTCTATCATCAAAAATTACAAATCAAATGCAAGTGCAACAAGTGAAAAAAGTGCTACTCAAGCACAATTAAACTACTTAGGGGATATTTGGGAAGCATATTGCTATCAAGAGCAAATTAATGTTGATTTCCCTATACCAAAGAATTTTGACCAAGCTAACAATGATATTGTTCGCTTATCAAAACTAATCAAACCAATAGCCAAAACAGAAGAAACTGTTTTGGATATGTATCGCTTAAAAATTATAAGCGATGATGATTGCACTACCGAATTTGACGCTAAAGAATTGTGTCAGAGACATAGGCAAGAATATTTCGAGTTCCAAAAGCATTTTTGTTCACTTTCACAAGTGAAATTCATACAAAAAATGCAAAAGGAACTTGGTGAAGATGTAGTTGACACATTGGATGCTAACTACACTAAGTTACAAGCAAAAGAACTAATAGATAAACTATTAGCTGAACAATACGAAAGAAGTCAATCAAGATTTTTATCTAAGAAAATCTTCGATACACAAGAAGATTATACCGATAGAAGTCGTGATAGAGAAATAATTAATAATTCCGAAGAACTACAAAAACGTTCTAAGGAAGAAAGATTATATATATTCTTAACTAAAAAACTCGGCAGGAACATTAGTCTAGATGGTTATCCAGACTTTAACGAAATCAACACTGAAGTTGAAAATATAACTATGTTAGAAAAAATAAATAATATCCGAGAAGGTTGGGGTGAAGAATTAATGGCTGAATTTGAAGATTCAGAGCATATTTCCACTACACGCACTAGAACGGATGAAGAAGTGAAGGAAGATAACAAAATCCTTCAAAACACAAAAAGTAATTCTAGAAAAAAATAGATACAATTCAAGTGCCTAATATAAAAATTAGGCACTTTCTTTATTTTCTGGAAATTGATAAGTTTGCTACGCAAACAAACTGATTCCAAACGTTGCACAGCAACGTTACAACCAGCAGTCAAAAACAAATGCTCTAAGTAAAATTCTAAACCAGCAGTTAAAAGTTTGTGCCAAAACTAGCACAAGCTACAAAACCAAAGCTTGGCACTTAAGCATGAGTTACCAACAATCTACGAACAGGGCAGGAGGTGAGTAATTATGTTTGAAATAACTATTATTATAAAAGCACTAATAAAAATCATAATGTTCTTAGTTCCGGGAATATGTTTAGGTTACGTAGTATCACAAGTCATACCAAATCCAACACACATACTAAAAAAAAGGAGATGATAATCATGGTTGTAATATTAATAGTTTTCGGTATTGTTTTTCCTTTGTTACTACTAATACATAAATATCGTACAAACCACGAGACACTAGAGAACAACAGCTTAGACGATACAGAGCAATGTATGCGTGATGAATATGACAGGTTAACGCAAGAACTTAAAGACAACAGAGATAAGCACAATGTATTAATGAATATATTTGACAACACACATGACAACATGGATGTATTTCAAGAACTACAAAATAATGCACAAAAGGGTAAAATTATTCGTGCTGAAATTGATATGTTAACAAATCAAATTAGAAACTATGTAAAAGAAAAGGAGGAAATACAATGAAATATTTAGTTATTGTTTTAATTACTTTTCTATGTGTTGGCATGATGGCAAGTAAAGGGTTTAAAGGTAACAAACTAGAAATAATGAAGGATGGAGTGGTGCTAGATGGAACAGAAACAGAAACAAAGTCAAATGATTTAATAGTATATGCTGAAAAAGTTGAACCAAAACCAACATCAACAACAAAACCAACAGACCCACTTGATGTGCAATCGATGCTGTACGTACATAATGCTACATATGCAGAAAAAATAAATAAAAACTTAGGAGGTGTTTTGAAGAACAAAGGAGAAACATTTTGTTTAGCAGGACAAGTATATGGTGTTGACCCAATACTTGGTGCATCTATTGCTAAACACGAAACAGGTAATGGAACATCTAAAGCAATAAGAAATCTAAACAATGTAGGAGGGATAATGGACACTAAAACAGGTAAATTGAGACACTTTAAAAATGGTGTCGAAGAATCAATATTTGAGATGTTTAGGTTATTAAAGTATTATTATATTGACAATGGCATAAGCACTATAGAACAAATACAAAAGAAATATTGCCCTATTGGTGCATTAAATGACCCGACGCATCTAAATAAGAATTGGAAACCAGCAGTAAAAAGAAATTACCAACAAATTATAGAAACGGAGATATGATTATGGATAAAATATTAGAACTAGAAATAAAACTACAACAAATTAAAAATGAATTAGAATTACTAAAGAAACCGCAAAGATCAAAACAAGCTAGTAATTGGGATAGATATGACAGAAATGGCTTTAAAAGCAATTATTACTCAGTGGGATCAGAAAGAGTAGTTAATAACATTGATACTGGAAGTACACTTGCAAGTGAACTATACGAAATAGCAAATTACAACACGAATAAAAAACAAATGGAAAGAATTAAATTTGAACAAGACTTATATCGTAAAATGTTAAGATTTGCACAACAAAACAATACAAATAAAATTGATTGGAATAATCAAAACAAAGAAAAATATTGTTTGTGTTATTGTTATGAAACAAACAAGATTGAAATATGTGTGTTTCATTATACACAACACTTTGGACAAGTTTATTTTACATCAAAAGACATAGCAGATAAAGCAATGGAACTATTCAAAGATGAACTAATAGAATATTTTACAAAAGAAAGCGAGGATGAAAAGTGATAGAAGAACAAATAATTATGTTATGTTGTTCAACTGCACTACTTGTATTCTTAATATGTTATTTAATACCTTAGCACCACACGCACCACAATTAATTCTAAGCCACTTTAAGAACATAAATGTAATTTTATATTACTAACACAATATAAACGCTTAGAATTGATTCTAGAACGTATAAACTACAAAGGAGGTAATATGATGAACAAGGTGTTTGCATTATGTTTTGTATTATCATTGTTTTGGTTAAGTTTTAATGCTATGAACTACAAAGAATTGTTTTTTGTTGGAGGAATAATTGGTTTTATAATTATAATGGCATCATTTAAATTTAAAAAATAATAAACTAAGGAGGAAAGACAATGTACAAAGAATTAAATGGAATACACACAAAGGGATTAATTGATAGAACTCAAACATCAAGAGATTTGTTTGATGCAATTGCAGACAAATGGTACGGTGGTGAAAACTATATACCAAAGTTTAATAATAGTTTACTGCTACAATCTGATGATTACAAATCAGTACACCCTAAATTAAAAAAGCTTATTGGAGTATATGAAGTACAAAAGAAACATTGTAATGAAATAAATAAATACAGACATATGTTTTGTGATGATTTGTTTAGAAATTTTACTCATTTTAAAGTACCATATAAGTGTGAAACAATAGAGTTTATTAAAGAGCACTTACAATCACAAGAAGATATGACAGATGAATATATTGCAACACAATCATATGCATTTAGAAACTCAATAATGGATATGGTACACAACAAAATTGAAAAAAAAGTATTAGAGTTATTTAAAACATATGACGAAACAACACACACAGTTATGGATGAACACAATAGAAAAACAAAAGTATTTAAAGCAATAAAATCAATAGTAAAAAAACATTTTGCACCAGAAAGATATAAAGAATTTAATGAGAAATTTGAATCGTTAGATTCGACAAAGTATTACAATAGTTATACAGGAACTAAAAAGAAAACATATTTAGTAATTACTAATAGTTATGCATCAATACTAGGCATGTCAAGTTATTCAGAAGGTAATCAATGGAGGTCATGTCAACAATTTGATGCATATGCACATGATTATGCATATTGTATGTTTCCAGCACTATCAGATGCTGGTTCGCTAATAGCATATGTTACAAATGGAGAAACAGAAAAGTTTGTAGGATTAGACAATTTTGAGCATCAAAATATGATATGTAGAACAACTATAAGATTACTATCACAAACAGATAGGTCTAAAATGTATGTTGCACTAGATAGACTTTATCCAAATGATGCTTATGCAGATTCTATTTATAAATTAGTATATGATTTGGCAAAAGCAAATGATATAGGATTTTGTGTGCACAAAAATGCTAATTATACATCAAATCAAACGTTTGATAACAAAAATAGATTTTTAACTACAAAAGAAAAAAAATCAATAGTTATGTTTAATAAATGTCCAATAACGGCAATAAAAATAGATGGTGAACCAGATTGTGATGGTTGTGATTATTATGAGTATCAATGTTGTTCAAAAGATTGTGGTGGACATGGTGGCTGTGATCGAAGATATAGAGCATGTTATAGATGTAATGATTTTGATTTTGAAGTTTGTCGAAATAGATATGAATGTCATGAGTGTCATTTAAGACCAACTAATTGTGTTGGAATTAAAATACAAACACACTACGATGACCAAAACCAGAAATATCTTGACCCACCAATTATTAATCTTGACACAATGCAATATAAATATACTTACAGAGTATATACAGAAGATTATCTAAGCACTAAATTTTTTAAGGGGGAAGAATAATATGAGTTTCTTAGCTAATACACTTAAACTATTAAGATTTAATACACCACATGGATATGAAAATGTAATGACAGAGTTTTTAATTAAAGAGTTAACAGCACTTAATTTTGAAGTTATATTTGATGAAATAGGTAATTTATACGCAACTAGAGGTAAAGCAAAGCAATATCCATTGCTTAATGCACACATGGATATAGTTGAAAACTATACCTATACAGGATATTCAAACTGGAACAACAATATATATTCTTACTATGGGAAAAACATTAGTACTGAACGTACTTGTAAGAACTGTATGGCATTTGATGTATGTGCTGAAGAATTAGTGTTATACAATGAAATACCAAACGAAACTACAGCAAAATTAAAACTAGAACGTGATGGAGATGCAATATTTTGTAAGTATTTTGAGAATAAAACAACATCTCGACATTATTCATATTACGATGAAGAAGAAGAAATAGAAAAAACAAATCAATCATTTAAAGTTATATATGACAAAGAAAAACAACTCATCAGATCTAATAAATTAAGAATATTAGGTGGAGATGATAAATGTGGTATGGCAATAACATTACAAGTAGCAAAAGAAATGATTGATTTGCCAATAAAAATATTCTTTTCTGTTGGTGAAGAATCAGGGTGCATAGGTGTAAAGCATGCAATTACACAACACAAATCCTTTTTTGAAGATTGTAAATACGGAGTAACAATTGATAGAAATGGTGGAGAAGATTTAATAGTAGCATACTCTGGTAAATACAATGGCACATTAAAATTCTTATCGCTTGTAGCAAAACAAGGTGTACTAAGCGAGATATGGGTTAGATGCACAACAGGTAGTGTTGCTGATACAACTTATTTGCGTGAAGTTATAACTGATTGTTGTAACATTAGTGCTGGGTACTATAATGCACACACCGTAGATGAATATGTTAATTTTAAAGAAATGTGTCAAATCAAAGATTGGGTTAAACGTATTGTTAAATATATTTAGGAGGTATAATTATGTATTTTAAAAAGAAACACACAGTAGATTTTCTACTTGGTAATTTTGCAATACAATGTACAACAAATGAAGCAATAAATGATTTGCTTAAATATTTAGAAATAATAGGTGTAAAATGGGCAAACAATCAAAAATTAATACCAAATCAAACAATAAACACAAATCATGCAATTAATTGTTTTAATGGGAAAAAACTCAGATATGCAGAAGTAACATGGTATATTAGTACTAACAAAACAATTTATACATTTAATGGTTTTAAAAGAAAGACAAATGAATAATTAGTATACTTTACTTTCTAATATTTTCATGCTAATATATATATATAGGAGGTGATAAAATGTCTACTACACTAGTAACAAAAAGAAAAACAGCAAGCATGAAACTATTGGAATTAAAATATAATTTATCTATTGATGAAATATTGAAAAGAGATTATCTTGACAATAAAATGTCAATAGATGAAATGGCGGCTAAGTATGACATAAGCAATTGTACTATTCACAAGTGGTTAATCTTATATGATATACCACGAAGAAAACTAACTTTTATTTAAACAACGAAAGGATGTCGAGATTATGGAAAATCAAATCAATGCATTAAGAACAACAATGGAAACTTTAGAAATTGAAATCATGGAGTTAGATAGTAACATTAAGCACTATAAGGCACTCAGACAAAAGATACAAAAAGCTTATTCAGCACTAGAAGAACATTCTTGTTTTGCAAACATCACAGAGCAATTAACTGCTGAAAATGAAAATTTAAATTCAGCAATTGAGTTATCGCTAAATGATATTAAAGAAAAAAAGGCGGTAATTAAAAAATACGAAAAAGCAATAGCAACCCTTAATGGATTGCTAGATGCAAATGGTACTACCTCATAAGCTATATAAATACAGTTGTGAGGTGATGTTATGAAAGTATTTGTCTACAATGCACTATTGAAAGACAAAATACAAAAGTTAACTGGTTTAACACCAGATAGAGAAGAAATTGCAGAGGTACGTGGTAAGCTGATAATGTTAGCACGTACACCTATATTGCTAAACACACACGATATATATCACACAAAACAAAATAAAAAAGTATTTGGTGCTATATTTACTTATAATAATAAATTTGTTGACAAGATAATGTTTGCATTAGATACTTATCATGCCAGCACAAAGGAAAAGATAGGTATAGTTCATCCTTGTGCCATGACATATCAATCAACAATAATAGCATATCCAATAGTATTTGATAATATACATGAGTTGGAAACTTATAGATACCAATACAAAAAAGGTGTTAAATGTATCGTGTGGAAAGGCAATATTGCACATCCAGAAATAAAAGAATACAACACAAGAAAAAAAATTACTAATGGTGTTTATATGCCAGGAATGACAAATCTACTAACTCGAAAGGGGTACTTAAATGATAAAAATTGAAAAAGGTGCATTGTATTTTGGTGATGAATCAATTATAATTGGCACAGATGATAAAGAACTTGGTGGTACATTGTATGACACAACAATAGAGGTTACAGATGAACACATGCAACCACTAAGACATTATTCAACAGCTAGAATAACAGTAGATACAGTGCTAGAAGCACTACAAAAAGCCGCAGGAGATGCAATTGTAGGTGATCAAAGATTAGTATCTGGTATTGTATTTTCAACAGAAATAATTCTACAATTTGATGAACACTTACGTAAAGAAATGTCAGATGTTTACGATGAAATACTAAAACCATACAAAGTTACAGTTGAGGAATTAATCAAAAATGATTTAGACATTAGTGTAAGCAAGGGAACAAATACTATAAATTTATTACACAGAGGAGGAAATTAGTATGGGATGGAATGATTTGTTAAACAAAGACAGTAAAGGTAGTGGTAGTAGTGAGTTAAAGTATGCAAGTTTAGCACAAGGAACACATCAACTTAGGTGTCTTGATGAAGAACCATATTCAAGATACACTCATTGGGTACAAGCTGCAAATAGTGGTAATGGTATGACAATCAATTGTATTGGTAGAGATTGTCCAATATGTCAGCAAATTAAAGCTGACAAAGCACAAAAGAAAACACCAAAGTACACATCGAGAAAAATGCATGCTTGTAATTTTATCGATAGAGCAACAGGAGACGTTGTTATAGTTGATAAGGGAAATAGACTATATGAAGCACTAGCAGGTCTTATGGCAGAAGTAGGTGATTTGAGAGACTATGATGTAAAGATTAGAGTTACTGGTACTGGAACAGACACATCATACACTCCAATACCAATGCCACCAGCACCACTTACAGCAGAAGAACAAGCACTAGAGAAATATGATTTCTCAAAACTATATGTTAATTTAACAGCAGAACAGGTGTTAAAATTAATGACTGGTGCTAGTTATAAAGAACTACTTGGTACAGATGAATCTAATGATTTGGAAGTTGATTTTACAAAATAAATTATAAAGGAGAGGTCAAAATGGATTTATTCAAAATGTTAAAAGCAATGAGTGAGGAAAACAACAAAAATTACGAAGAAGAAACAAAGCAAGTTGATTTAGAAAGAGCATGGAAAAGAGCAGATTTATTATTAAGCACTGGAACTAAGTTAGTTAAATCAACTTGTCCAGATATTAGTGATGATGATGCTAAACAAATAGTAATGAAATTGCATGTATTTTTTGCAATTGATATGATGTTATAAAAAAAAACAACAAAACAAAAGGAGAGTGTCGATTATGAGAAAAGTAATTAAACAAGTTATTGCGGTGGATGTTGATGATTTAAAGTACCTAACTAATGGTGAAATTTATGATGTAGTTGCTATTCCAGATGATGAAAATTATATTGTTATTAATGACAAAGACAAAGAGCATGAATACTATCAACACAGATTTGAAGATGTTGAAGATGAAGGTAATGTTGTTGATAGTAGTGAACGTGCAATTGCACCTAACAACCCAGTATCGTTTGGATGTCGTAAAACTATAACAATTCAAATGGATGTACCAGTTGATAAATTAGCAAAACTACAAGAACTGTTAGAAGATTAATTATATGGGGCGAGCAATCGCCCCTATACTTACAAAAGAAAGGAGTGCTAATATGAATAGTGAAAATAATAAACTAGCAGTTGATTTGGCTAAGTATTATTTTCAAGAAACAAAACAAAGGACAACAAAGCAACTCATGTTAATTGCAATATCACAAGCAAAAGCATTACTAGAAGATGGATTTACGCACGAAGAAATTAAACAAGGTATTGATTATTATGTTAAAAATCCACCAAAGAAAGGATTTTACTCACTAGGTTTTCTAAATTATTGCTTACCAGAAGCACTAAAGAAAATAGAAGCTGAAAAGAAAAGATTAGCAATGTATGATAATTTCATACAAGAAAACAGTGTACAATTACAAACAACAAATAAGATAGAAGTATTAAAAGAGCAAGAAAGAGTGTCTAATGATTTTAATTTTGATTTGTTTAATAGCACAAAGGAGATTAAATAATTACTATGAGCGATCTAAATATAAATGAAATTATTTGCAATGTTGGAGCAGAAAGAATTGTATTATCTAATTGCCTTAATGACCAAAATGTTTTAATAGAGTGTGAGAGTATTGGACTTACACCTAAACATTTTGCTATTAAAGGTAATCAGATAATATACAACACAATGGTCTATTTATTAACTAAAAACATGAAAATAGACCCTGTTACTATTTGGAATGTTATACAAGACACTAAAGCAAAACAAGAAATAGAGGATTTGGGTGGTTTAGAGTATTTAATGCTTTTACAACAATCACCTAAAACATATAACATTCACATGTTTTGCAAAGAAATCATGGCTCATAGCTTGAAACGTGATATACATTCCAAATGCAAAGATATACAAACAGAAATGGTATCAACAAAAGACTTAGAAGTAGATAATATTTTAGGATATGTAAATCAACAAGTAATGGATTTAACACTTAAAAACAGCAAAATAGATGATGGTTATAAAATGGGTAGTGCTTTTGATGAACGCATGAAGAAATACGAAAGTAATCCAACAGATGTTCCTGGTTTAAGTGTTGGTATGCCTAAATTTGATAGAGTAACTAGAGGTGCTATACCAGGTGATTTAATCATTGTGGTGGCTGAAAGTAAAACAGGTAAATCAGTTATACTATTAAACTGGGCAAAACACATTGCTATTGATTTACAATTACCAATATTATGGATTGATTCAGAACAAAGCAATGAGGAAGAAGAATTAAGACTAATTAGTAACATATCTCAAGTGCCAGAAGATGAAATCAAAACAGGTTTATTCACACAAGACACAGCATATGGCAAAGCACAAGATAAAATACTTGCATTAAACCATGCTAAGTACTTATTAAATAACTCTAATTTTCATCACATTTATATGTCTGATTTTACATTAGATAAAATAATTGCAATAGCACGTAAGTTTCATTTAAAATATGGTATTGTTGCTTTATTTTTTGACTATATCAAGTTAAATCCAAATTTAATAGCACAAAACAAATCTATGCGTACTGATTTAGTTTTGACAACACTTACAACTGGTCTAAAGAATATTGGTGGTGATTTGAAAATACCAGTATTTACAGCAGCACAAGAAAATAGAACAGGGTATGGTAATCAAACTAAAGATGCACGTAACATAGGTGAATCACTTGGTATATTACAACTAGCAACTAAACTATGCTTTTTAAGAAACTTATCTGATGAAGAAATTGCATGTAGTCAAATACAAGCAAATCAAGAGTTATATATAGCATACCAACGGCATGGGTTGAATCAAGTCAAAATACCAATACTTTATAAACGCCCAACATTAACACAAATAGAAGCGAAAGGAGCAAATTAACATGATAGAATTTAAAGCATTTCCTAAAATGCCAAGACTAAATAGAGAAATAGTTATTACAGAAAAAATTGATGGTACTAATGCATCAATTTGTATTACAGAGAATGGAGAATTTTTAGCAGGTAGCCGAAACAGATGGATAACACCAGAAAATGATAATTATGGATTTGCTAAATGGGCATATGAAAACAAAGAGGAATTATTAAAGCTTGGTGTTGGACATCACTTTGGGGAATGGTGGGGGCAAGGAATACAAAGAAAATATAATATAGGTGAGAAAAGATTTTCGCTATTTAATGTATCAAAATGGGAAGATGATTTAGTAAGACCAGCGTGTTGTAGTGTTGTTCCAATATTGTATAAAGGTATATTTGATGGTGAAGCAATCAATAGAGCATTGGATTTACTAAGGAACAATGATAGTTATGCTAGTCCTGGATTTACAAATCCAGAAGGTATAGTTATATACCACACAGCATCAAACGGTTATTTTAAAGTAACACTTGATAACGATGGTGTACCAAAATCATGGAACAAAAGGGAGGGGTATTATGAAACTATGGCAAATACTGAAAGGGTTTGATGAAGGTAAGTATGTTCCAGGCGATAGATTTGCAGGAACACACCCCGAACATAATGATAAAACATATTTAACAATAAGTATGGATTATGACTTAGAAAGCTTTATATCGAGAGATATGTTTTGGTTTAATGATGATACATCAATGAAATTAAATCCTTATTGTCTTAAATATGATTGGAAAAAGGTAAAAAAAAAGACACATTCATAGATTATTTGCTTGACAGATATGATGTAGATTAAGTGGGTGGTGATTTTTGGATGCTATAGAGTATATCAAACACAACGTTAATCCAGTAAGTTTGCTAGAAAAATATACTAACAATATATCTGTTTCTGGTAAAGACATAAGGTGTTGTTGCCCAATACATAAAGGCAATAATAGCACAGCTTTTGTGTTTAACATGGCTAATGGATTATGGTATTGCCACACACAATGTAAGACTGGTGGAGATATTATTGATTTGGTTATGTTATTAGAAAATAAAAGTTTTACAGATGCTATAACTCATATTGCCAACACATTTAATATAGATTTGACAAACTTAGAAATAAAACAGCGTACAGAATCTTATTTAAAAGAACAAAAACAATGGATTGAAACAATGCGTTCAATAAATAAGAAAGATATTTTTCAAGTATTTGATATGTCTGTATTAGGTAAGTTATATGATATAAAACACTATAGACAATTTACAAGTGATACACTAAATACTTTTGGTATTAAATATTGCCAGAACAATAAAAGAATAGTTGTTCCAATATTTAATCAAAACAAAATAGTAGGAGTTACTATGAGACGTACAGATAATCATCCTGCTAAGTGGATTCATCAACCATCTGGTCTATGTGTTGGCAATATTTTATATAATTTAGATAATGTAAAACAAAATGAGACAATAATAATTGTAGAAGGTGTTTGGGATGTTTTGAATTATTGGCAACTTGGATATGAAAATGTAATTTGTACGTTTGGATGTAAAGCTACTGATGTACAAATTAAAAAAATAATTCAAACAACATATGATGTAGTTATTGCATATGACAATGATAGTGCTGGAATTAGTGGAACGCATAAGCTAATTAACCAATTAAAAAAAACAACTAATGTTCATATTGCAAATATACCAGACACAAAAGATATTGGTGAACTATCAACACAAGAGATACATGATAGCATTACAAACAAATTAAAGATACAAGAATGGAGGAATAAGTATGGCTAGACACAAAGTATATGCAAGTATGTGGGCAGATTTTATTGATGGTTGTGGTAGAGAGGTTTCTGTTAGTTCAAGAAGAAAAATCAAGGACATAACTATTGCTTTAAATGCTGATTGTAATGGCAAAATGAATGTTGATGGTTATATACGAATGAAATATGATGATGCAACAGACACAGTTACATTAGAAATTAACACACCAAAATACTTTGTTAATGTAAGAAGTTGCAAGTTTATAAACGATTAGGAGGTATAAATATGTCAAAAATAAAACTAGACATTTGTTTGTTAGATAAAAATTGCATGCCATATAAAAAATACGAAACAGATACAGGAATGGATTTAAAAGCACGTATACCAAAACTAATATCATTAAGCCAATTTCAAACACTTAAAATACCAACAGGAATAGCAGTTCAAGTTCCAGATGGGTATGCATTACAAGTTAGACCACGTTCTGGTTTAGCTGTACAAGGTGTTGTGGCTGAAATTGGCACAATAGATAACTCATATCGTGGTGAAATTAATGTGATATTGACTAATAATTCAGTACAACCATTACACATTAACCCATATGATAGAATAGCACAACTGGTAGTAGAAAAAGTGTATATTCCAACAATCAATATAGTAGATACATTAGAACAAACTGAAAGGGGTGATAATGGTTTTGGTAGCACAGGCATAGGAGGTAGTTAATATGAAAATAATATCTTCAAAATATTCTGGTCGAGATAAACAAATTAACGTTAAACCAATTGGTGATGTACATATTGGGCATGTTAATTGTAATTACAAGTTGTTAGATTCTCATTTAAAAGAATTAAACGAAACAACCAGATGTATATTGATGGGAGATATTTTAGAATGTGCTACTAAAGACAGTATAGGAAAAGGTGTATTTGAAACTAATTTAACACCTAAACAACAAATCAATAGAGCAATAGAAATACTAGAACCATATAAAGATTATATAGATGGTGCAGTTATAGGTAATCATGAAACAAGAATATCTAATATAACATCACTAGATGTTATGGATATAATCTGTAAAGAACTAAACATACCATATTTAGGTTATCAAGGTATTGTAAAGTATGCTTGGAACGAGGTATGTTATACAATTAATATGTGGCATGGTAGTGGTGGAGGTGCATCAATACAATCTGCATTTAAAACACTAGAGGATATGGCAAATAAAATGTATGCAGATATATATTGTTGTGGTCATGTACACAAGCTTGGAACATCATCTAGAACATTTAAAATACCAGATACACGCAACAATATTATACGCAAAATAAAACAACATTTTGTTTTGACTGGTAGTTGTTTAGAGTCTGATGATGGATATGCAGAAATGAAAGGATTACATGAAAGAATTTTAGGATATCCACTAATAACTTTAAACGGAAACAAACGAGCAAGGTACATTAAAGTATCTATGGAGGGATGATATGTCTGATAATGTTAATCAACCATCACACTATGTTGGGCAAATAGAAACAATAGATTATTTAAAAGACAAATTAACACAAGAACAATTTGAAGGCTTTTGTGTTGGAAATGTTTTAAAATATGTAAGCAGATATAAAAAGAAAAATGGTATTGAGGATTTAAAAAAAGCAAAATGGTACTTAACAAAAATCATAGAAACAATGGAAAACTAATAGTAAAGAGTGCTTACTAAATAAAAAAAACAAAAGGAGGATACTCCTACTTATTTTATTACTGACACCGGGGTTGCACTCGCCCCTATTTTTTTTAATACTAAATCTTACTAAGAAAGAGAGGGAGATGGATAATGGTACATTTACACTCGCATACGCATTATTCAGCACTTTGATGGAATGTGCAAGATAGATGAATTAGTTTTACGTGCTAAAGAGTTAAACCAACACGCAATAGCTATTACAGACCATGGTGCATTATCTGGTATTTATGATTTCTATAAAACGTGTAAACAACACAATATACAACCAATCTATGGTGTTGAGTTTTATCATTATGTTGAAGGACACGAAAAAAGATTTCATATCATATGTTTTGCCAAATCAATGAAAGGTCTTAAGAATCTATATGCACTACAAGAACTATCTTATAAGCAAAAATACAAAGGAAAGCCAGTTGTAACGTATGAAGATTTGTATAGACACAAGCAAGATATAGTAGTATCAACAGCATGTGTTGGAGGTCATATACCTTACATGATAACACATGGCATGTGGAATGAGATATATTCAACACTAGAAAACATGAAAACAATGTTTGGTGATGATTATTATTTAGAGTTACAATCCAACACACTATATGAACAAAAAGTTATTAATAGAGATTTGTATAACTTATCACAACTATACGATATAACACCAATTCTTACTGCTGACATTCATTACGTATATAAAGATGATGCTAAAATACATGAGATGTTATTGTGTATGCAAACAAAAGGTAAAATGTCAGACGAAAAACGATTTAAATTCCCATCAAATGATTATTGGTTACGTTCAGAAGAAGAAATGATAAAAGATGCTATTGGTTTAACAAAAGAAGAAGCAGAAAAGTGCTTATCCAACACAATGTTAGTAGCAAATAAATGTTGTTTTGAATATGAAGTTCCAAGTAAAGAAGAAGCATTACCAAAATATTCAGAAAATGAACAATTAGCTTTACGTCAAATGTGTAATAGAGGTTGGTTATCAAAACAACACAATAAATCAATAGTAGAAAAACAACGTGTTAATTTTGAGTTAAATGTTATAGAACAAAAGGGTTATAGTGGTTATTATTTAATAGTAGCAGACTATATACAATGGGCAAAGAATAATGGAGTTATAGTTGGTGGAGGTAGAGGTAGTGGTGCTGGAAGCATGGTTGGATATTTATGCGACATAACAACACTTAACCCAATCGACAACCATTTGCTATTTGAACGTTTCCTAAATCCAGAGCGTATTACGTCTCCCGATTTCGATACTGATTTCTCAGCACGTGAACCAGTAATTGAATACCTAAAAAAGAGATGGGGAGAGGATTGCGTTTCATCAATCATAGCATTTGGTAAATTAACAGCTAAAGCGGTAATAAGAAAGGTACTTGGTATACATGGTTTTACACAACTTGAAATTAATAAATTAAGCAAATCATTACCTAAAAAACTTAATCTAACATTAGCAGATTGTGAAGAATCTGATGTGTTTAGAAGTATGAAAAAACAACACCCAGATTTATTTAAAGCTATGTATAGATTAGAAGGTACTATTGACCATGTATCACAACATGCTGCTGGTGTTTTAATAGTACCAAAAGCAGTTAGAGAGTTTGTTCCAACAATGTATGATGCCAAAACAAATATGTTAGTATCTTGTTTTGATAAATATATGTTGGAAGAAATTGGTCTGTATAAATTTGACATATTAAAGCTTGTTACACTTAGTGTGATTGACAAAACATTAGAGTTAATTAGAGCAAGGCATGGTGAATCTATTGATATGCTTGACTTAGATCGTATGAGTGACAAAGACGATCCAAATGTATATGATTCATTATGTCAAGGTGATGTAATTGGTGTATTTCAACTAGAAGAACAACAGGATATGACAAAACAAATACAACCAAAAGATTTTGAAGCACTAACAGCACTTAACTCTCTAATTCGCCCAGGAACTGGAAATCCAGATGAATATATTGCACGTATGAATGGTAAGGAATTTAGTTATTTGTCTGATTTAGAAATACCGTATATGAAATCAACATATAACACAATTACCTACCAAGAACAAATTATGATGCGGGTACACACATTAGCTGGTTGGTCATTAGGTAAAGGAGATAGTTTAAGAAAAGTTAAAAAGATTAGAGAACAACACGAATTACACAATGAGTTTATATGGGATTGTCAACACAAAGGTGTTTTAACAAGCCTAGAAGCCATTGAGACAGCTTGGAGTGAAATAGTTGATGCTTTAGATGGTGGGTATTCATTTAACGCTTCTCATGCCGCCTGTTACGCTGAAATATCATACCAAACAGCATGGCTTAAATATTATTATCCATTAGAGTTTATGTGTGCATTAATGACATATGAAAGTACAGACCAAGAGAGTATATCTAAACGTGTCAAACAATGTGTACAGATGGGAATTAAAGTATTACCACCAGATATATCAAAATCAAGTAACGAGTTTATAATTGAGAATGACGCAATTGTAATACCATTCAACACAATAAAGGGGGTTGGGGATAATGCTATTCAACATCTCATTAGTCTTGATTATAACAATATCAACACTTTTAACGATTTTCTTACCAATATTGATAGTAGACTTATTAACAAGACGATTATCACTAACATGGTATACGCAGGTTGCTTTGACCATTTCGATAGCAATAGGTATAGGTTGCTTAACCAATATTATATGCATAGAGGTAGCAAAAGTGATGTGGAATACGCTAACGAATTAGCAACTAAAGAACACAAACAATCTGATTTAGCCAAAATGGAAAGAGAATCACTAGGATTTTATTTACAACATTCACCATTTAAAAATTATAACTTTAAACCATTGCAAATGCAAGTAAACAATGTCATAATAGGAGGTGAGATAAAAAATATCAAAACATTGACAGATAAAAACAAGAAACAAATGGCATTTGTAACACTTGAAACTGAGTTTGAAAATGTTGATGTTGTAATATTTTCATCACAATATTCAAGTGCAAAACAATTTTTACAATCTGGTAATTTTGTTATGGTTGTAGGTAAAAAAGATGGTAGTAAAGTATTGTTAAACAAAATACAAATCTTGGAGTGATGTTATGAGTAAAAAAACTGTATTATGTGATGATGTTGAGTGTTTATTCAAAACAAAGAGAGAAAGTAGTGAGAAGATGATTGGAGAATGTTGTTTTCACGTATATGATGCTGTTAGATTCCTTTTCAAAACAAATGTAACAATTTGTGAGTTAGGAATGGGAGAGAAAGAACCAGAATACATACGTGATGATATTGTGATGGATAAATACTTAAGATTAAAGAAAGGAGAAGAAGATGATATGTAAGAATTGTCAATTGCCAATAACATCAAACACTTATACTAAATGTGCTAATTGTGATGCTACATTGCACACAGAGTGTGAGTTTAAATGTATTGATTGTGGTAAATCTATGTGTGATGAACACGCACTTAGAAACAAATACAAATGCCAATATTGTTTTGTCAAAGAAAATGTAAAACTTGATTGTATTAGTTCTACTATGTTTGAATCTTATTTAAAATGTGGTTGGTCTTTTAAACATGAATTTATTTTAAACACTATACCACAAGAACAAAGACAAAACAAATATTCTATTACTGGCTCACTACTACATGATTTATTTGATAAGTATAGTTATAAAAGACCATTACTTGACGTTAAGGAAGATGCGTTAAATGAATGTGCAAAACTATATGATAAATTAGATAAATCATATTTTGACAGTGATGAAGATTTTACAGAATTTAAACATAATGGCATGATGACGTTAGATAATTTTATAGAGTTTGAAAAAGACAGAGAAGTACCAATGCTTACAGAGCAACAACATTTTTTCAATGTAGATGGAATAGATATACCAATACGAGCAACATTTGACCGAATCAATGGTAATAAAGATAATCCTGCTAAATGGGTTGTTGAGGATTATAAAACAGGAAAAGTATATTCAAGCCACCAATTACACAACAACATGCAATTACCTATATATGCTTTAGCAATTAAAACAATATATGGTGCATTGCCAAAACGATTAAAATTAATATTCCCAAAACATTTAGATAGACTTAAAAATGTACAAACAAGGGAATTTAATTTAGTAAATGACGATGTATATGTATGTGATGTATGGAGAGGTGGAATATATACTTTCTCTGTTTCGGATAAGTTAAAACAAATGCAAGAAATATACTCTAAAATACGTGATGGTATATTTCCATTCAACACAAAGAATTCTAAATTTTGTACTGATTTTTGTTCTCTTGGTAAAAACAATTTATGTAATGGAATCAACACACAATGGAAGTCAATTAAGGAGGGTACACAATGGAAAAATTCATAATTAAAGTACCACTACCACCAAGTATTAATCATTGCTATTTTTACAAAAACAACATTAAGATTAAGAAACCACAAGCAAGAGAGTATTGGGCATTTGTTGAACGATTAGTTAGAGAAGAAATTATATCTCAAAACTTTGAACGATTTAAAGGCTCACAAAAAGTTAGATGCAATATGTGGTTTTACTTTCCAGACAATAGACGTAGAGATACACACAACACATTAAAAATATTACTAGATGCTTTAGAAGATGCTAATCTTTTTGAAGATGATAGGTATGTTTTGCCAAACATTGTAAATTTCACAGTAGACAGAGACAATCCTGGTGTTATATTAGAGTTATATTATGATACAACACCACCAGAAGCACCAGAATTGATTTAGAGACATTTTATAGCGTTTATAGTAGTTTTATATTAAAACAATATAATAAAGCCTTAGAATGGCTTCTAGGAGGTAGAGATGGAGTTTATTAATATGTTGTTAGAACTTAAAGATCAACAAGAGATACATATTGAAAAAAGTACATCTATTAATGGTTTTTTATGTAAAATTATTGACCATAGCAAAAAACCACCAAAAGGACTTGTAGTAAACTTCCAAAACGTAAATGAATCTAGTCACGAAGAAATTATTTTAAAACTTACAGATGCTATAAGACGCATAAATAAAGAGTTAAAGCGTAAATAGTACTGTCTGTTCCAGACAAATATGAAAAAGGCTAATTTTTAAAGATATTTAAAGCATTAAAAAGTTATATTACTATAAACGCTTATAATCGTCTAAAATCAACATTGACGTTTCAAAACAAGGTTTTGTATAATTGTCTTAAGGGTTTTAATACACTGTTTGTTCCAAACAAAACTAAAATCTTCTTTAATAGTCATTAACCATCATCTTCGATGATGGTTACCAACCTCTTTCAGAGGTTGGTACAAAACAAAGAAAAGATTTGGTTAAACTTCAGCCGTTAGGCTGAGCGTTAAGAGTACTAACAACACTATAGTACTAAAGCACTAACAAGGAGTTATAATCTTATGTGATGGCAAAAACAATATTTTACATTTGGAGGAATATTATGTTTAACAACCCAGATTATTTAATAAATTCTACACTAAAAGTATTTAATAGGGTGTATAAAAAAATAGCAAAAGCAAATTGTTTGTTACAAAACAACATAGAAAAACATTTAGAAGATATTGAAACAATGAAACAAAAACAAGATGAATTAAATTCTAACATAACTATTTTAGATTTTAAAATAGAACACAATAAAAAAATACTTGAAAAATTGAGAGATTTATTATGAAAACATTTACAGAAGAAGAAGTAGATGTTTTGGCAACAGAATTTGGTTATAGATACGTTAATGGCATCAAAATATTTGTTATTGTTGTTGACAATGTAGTGTATAGGCTCAATAAGTACATAGATGGTGTGTATTATTGCACAAAACAGCATCAGACGCACCAGAATTGATTCTAAGCCATTTTAATACGTTTTGAATGATTTTATATTACCACATAAAAATAAGAGCCTTAAATTGGCTCTTATTTTAACTATTTTCCACATTTACATTTCGCCATACCACATTTCTTACATTTCTTTTTCATTTTCATGTTTTACACCTCCTTACGCTTAAATCCAAAGTAAAAACTTATAATTGTAACAGCAAGTGTATAAAAATCTTTAGATTCTATTGTGCCATTTAGTGCCATATAACAAGCAGTCAACACAATAGACAGTGCAATTAGTTTTCTTGTTTCGATTAAGTCAAATAATTTTTTCATATCATCACCTCAACAAGTCTAAAATATTAAATTTATACCCAAGTAATGCTAATATAATGCCAAACAATATGTATAATGATTTTTGTAATACTTTAAACATTTTATCACTATTATCTTTAGTGAAATTTTCAAATCTTTCTTCTAGTTTTGATAGTGTTTGTGCAATTAATTTATTTGATAATTGTATTTCTAAAATTGCTTTTTCTATGGTATTTTCTTTTTCAGTTCGTTGTTCATTGAACTTCTCTACACGAACAAGGCGATTTGTCAATTCATCAAACTTTAAAATACAAAAATCACTTTGGTTGTGTTCGCTCATTGTAAGCACCTCCTACTCATTATTGTTTGCTAAGCTACGCAATTGTTTTAACCTATCACGCAATGACCATTTCTTATATTTATCTACATCAAATGAGTACAGATTAGCACCACCAAGTATCTTAAGTGCAGATAAACCTTGTTCCTCAGCACCAGAACTTGTATTGGTTAACTTATTAATGTTTTCCAGCATAGGTATATTTTGTAATACATATCTTGTTTTGGCATCAACTTTATCAACTGGTAAGTACGAAGGTGCTTCTCTCATATCGCCAACACCTCTAGATATTGGTGAGTTAAAATAAACATTTTTATTTGCTAGTAACTCAATTGGTACTTTAGCAAATGGTGTAAAAGATGAAAATAATGTCTTTGGTAAAGATGTAACATCAGCTCTTTCCAAATCAGCTAGTGGTAGTGATGGATTAAAAAACATTGGTTCTGGTTTACCACTTTTACCTTTACTAGTAAATGGTAGTTGAATCCAGTTCTGTGCAAACTCATTCTTCTCTGTGTCATCTAAACGCTGATTGCCAGATGCTCTCTCTATATTTTCTTTAGCAATACCGTAACCTTTATATATAAATGGTTTATCAAATAACATCTCTAATTGTAAAGGTATGTTTTTACGCATCCAAGTATAGAATGGTACTACTCTCTTAAACACTTTTTGTTCTATATCTGATAAATCAGAATAGTCGAATAGGAATTTTTTGGTGTTATCTGCTGCTTCTAAGAAATCAGCACCATTCTTTACGTTGGCAAGAAAATTTAGTGCCTTAGCATGAGATTCAACTGTACTACCAGCATTTCTACCAAGTTGATACAATACAAATTGATTATTATTTGTTACAAAATCTTGTGGTTTTTGTGTTAGTGTCTCCAATATTCTATTTTTGTTAAACTTATTTGTAACCGGATCAGTGACATCAAATATTTGTGATAGTGGATTTAGTTTGTTTATATTAAATCCTTTGTTTGTGTTGGCTACGTTTTGTGTTACAGTTCCTGTTGGGTTTGTATTGTCTACAATATTAGATGTCTCACTAGCAAATCTACCACGTAAATCTAATGCACCAGTTTGTATTGCTTTTTGTTGTATGTCGTATAATGATATTTTACCTTTACCTTTAACATCAATAAATGTGTTTTTAAGATACTCTACATCATTGCCAAGTAACTTAGCAGCATAATATTGATTCTTTGGATTTATAGCTTCTGCACCAACATTTAGATAGTTTTGAAATATATTTGATGTAGCATTACGTATGTGGAAACCAGGGTTAATTGCTGTAGCTTGTGTTTTCCAATTCTGTAAAAACTTATCGTATATATTTAGTATAACAGAACTTTGCTCGTTTAGCATCATTTTACCGTATGAATTTAAATCAGCTACAATTAAATCTGGTAATACATATGTGTTGAATCCATTATCTATGTTTTTAAGCTTTACAAACGTATCTGCTGGTATCTCAACAACAGGTTTGTAGTCAAACATATTAATGTCTTTACCAACACCTACTGATTTGGTTAGTTCCTCTGGTAGGTTTAATGTTTTTACAGTAGCTTCTATATCTTTTGAATCTATCGTCTGTAGTGCCCTTATAACGTCTTGGGATGACGCATATAGCTTTTTATCTGTTGGTATGCTTTTAATGTCTGTAATTGGCGTACCGAACGTCTCAGCGGTATCTTTAAAGAACTTAGTGTCAAATATGTATTGATTATGTCTTAATGCTCTATTTAGATGTATACGATTTAGTTGCGTCTCAAAGTAATTTGCACCACCACCATTACGTTCTACAATTTCATTAACCTCTATAATCTTTAAATCTTTACCAGTACTTTCATTTACCCAAATACGTTTATCTTTATGTACATTTTTAAACATACCTTTATTATTAACATCTTTACTTATGTTAGTTTTAATGCCATCTGTAAGCTTTTTTGTAATCATGTGTGGCACATAAGATAATATTGTTTCGTCTATGTTTGGTATACCCTCTTTAATACCCATACGATAAAAATCATTCTTAACCTTTTCCAGCACAGATGCAACTTCATTGCCATATACTCTTGCTATATCTTTGCTACTTAACTCAATAACTTTATCATATATTGGCTTTTCTACTTCTACCGCATATGCTAGATTAGGATATTTAGATTGAAATATAGCACGTAGTTCTTCATCACTACCAAGTGTTTTATTTAAATCCTCTAGTTGTTTAATGGCTTCATTTTCTGGTATTTTAGCTGTGTTGATAGTGTTAACTATATTTTCACGATTCCTTTGTTTTGCAGATAATACAGCTTGTAGTGTTTCGTCAGATGTTCTAGGCATTTCAAAATATCTAGAAGCTATATTTTTATCTATAGGTGTTTTTGGATCTGGAACTATAAATTGATTAAGTTTTTCAGATAGTGCTTTGTAGCGTATAGGTTTTTCTTGCATAAGTGTTTTAGGATCACGTATCATCCACGCTAATGATTCGGCAAAATCCTCTTGCTCTATTTTAGATGTTATACGTCCAGCACCTTGTAATATTGTTCCCTCTTTTCCAATTATTTTTCCCCAAAACGATGGTTCGTGAATTTCATCAAAACGTTTTAATTTCTTTAATTCTGCTATTTTTAATTTTTTTTGTTCTAATGGTAATTTCATTATTTCTTTACTAAGTGGTTTTTTATGTATTAGGTTATACATAACTCTAGCAAATTCATGTGCAACTTCGTGTGGTATAATACGTTCTGCAACACGTTTACCAATCTCATTAATAGGTGCATCAATGTTTCTAGTTATAAATATGTTATTTTTAGTGCTAAAACCTTCTGTCCATGTGTGTATGTCAGTTAACCATGTAGTTAATTGTTTTTGAAAATTACCTAATTTTTTACCAAACACAGGGTCAAACTTAGATATTAATTTTAAGCTACGTATAACATGGTCAGCTTTTACTGGTTGCTTAGAACCAGTTTTCTCATATATTTGGTTGCCATTGTAATTATATTTACTTACCTGTATTTTTTCATCGCCAAAGTTGTTTAGGTTGTTCCATTTACTTTGTTCAGCAACCTTTCGCAATTCATCTATTTTTAATGGTTTTAATGTGTCCAATGTATTTTTATATATTTCGATACTTGGATGCATTGGGTTTGTTGCTTCTAATCGTTTAATTTCATCTTCTATCATTTCATATTTGTCTGATACTTCTGTAGGTATTTTTGCACTTTTGTTTCCTTTACCAAAATATTTTGCTCTTCCTACATCAATTCCTGTTTCTTTGCCTGTAAAAATAGGTTTATCTTTGTCTACCATTGTGTTGACATCATCAAACAACTTACTCATAACTTCATCTACATCATTGTAGAATGTTTTGGTGTAATAGTGTTTCTCGTAATTTAAAAATCTATCATAGTTATCTTTAACAAACTTGTCAACATCTAAGGTTGAATCGCTATTCTTTTTTATGTACTCAGCGTTGCTTCTTAATCTATTTTTAAGCAAATCCTTAACTGCTTGTTCATTTTTGCCTTGTTGTGTTAGTTGTTGTTTATACTCATATAGGTTAGTATAAAATTTAGAGAACTTAGGTTTGTTATCCAAATCAGATTGTGTATATGCCCTTTTCTCCATTGCAGATAATTGATTTGGGTATTGTTGTTGCTCTACTTTAAGTTTGTCTGATTGTATTTTGTCAGCCATTCCTTTAGATGTTCCAGAATCTACAAACTCACTTGCCCTATCAACATCTTGTCCTTGTATTTTTCCAGCACGAGACATTGCAACATCATCAGCACTGTATGTGTTTGTAATCATTTTTTCTTTATACATTGATTCATACACTTTACGTAGTTGTACATCGTCTAGTTTGTTTAACCTAAATTCCTCTTGATTTCTAGACATTATATATGAATTACCAGCAACACCTTTAGCTTTGTTTGACAATACAACTTCTGAATTTCTTGCTCTATAACTAGCAATTTCTTCAATCATTCCAAATCGTGATTTTTCCGGTATTGTAACATCATTAAGCGATATTCCTTTTAGTGTATCTGTTTTGGCATCAAGATTACGTTTTTTCCAAACATCATTTTCAACATTAACATTTTGTATATTAGGCTTTGGATTTAAATTAACCTGTGTTGTAGTTCCAGTTTTAGGCTTAACAGAATCTAAATACTCATAGTAACGTGCTACATCTAATTGTGCATTTTTAACATTAGTTTCAATAAGTTGTCTAATTACGTTTGGTGGTGTTTTCATACTATATTTATTTCTAGCAAACTTTCTAATAGCTTCAAACGTTCTAACCTCAACATCTGTAAATGGTTTAATATTTTTATCAGTCATTGGTTTACCAGCACTAAACTTATCTGGAAAATACATCATTTCCTCACCAGTATAATATCTACGTGCTAGTGGTGACATTTTAGATTGTATGTTATCATGCATACGTCTAATCATATATGCCATTTCTTCAGTAGGTATTTTAGTGCCAGATTGTTGTACAAAATCATCATAGCCACGATCTTTTAAAACTTTTATTATATCTGGTACTTCCATATCTCTAACACTATTTAGTAGTTCACGATATTCATTTGTAAACTTAGACAAATCATCATAAATATTTGCCTTGTACATATAACTCTCAAAATTAACTACATCTATATCTGTTAGTTCTTTTAACTTGTTTTGTATTTGTTGCAAATTATCTATGTCTTTATTATAAACTCTTAAATCTTCGTATGATTTGATTAGATTACCTATATCTTGTTGTGCTTTAGTTAAATCATCAAATAATTGTTGTGCTTCTTTAGAACGTTCTAATGTTTTTGTAGTACCAACTTGTCTTTCAGCTATCTTAAAAAAGTCTGGATTCTCCATTATATCAGACATTAATCTATTAGTTTTAACATCTAAACCTTTAAACAATTCTTGGTTAGTTTGTTTTGTTAGGTTTTGTAGTTCCTCAAACGTTCTAAACCTCTCATTATCCTTCATTAGTTTTGCTACACGTTCAGCATACCCCTCAGGATTCTCACGTGCCATTTTAAGGCTCTCTCTTGCTGTTGATGACTTAAATACCTTTGAAATTTTTTGACCAGTCTTAGAGCTTCCTAGTGCGTCTAAAGCACTATTAACATAAGGAGATACAGTTTGTGCTAGTTTAGAGTTACGTATAGCATCGTCAGACATAAAGGTAATACGTGCATCACCAATACCCCAAGACAAACCTCTACCTTGTGATGGAAAGTATTTAGTATCACGTTTAACTTTATTTGTTAGTGCTTTAGCCATATCATCAGATGCATCTAAGCCAAAACGTTCTAGTATCTCTCTAGCACCACCACTAGATAGTTTCGCTAAACCCTTTTCAGCAGTCTCTCTACCTAGTGCTCTTGCACCACCTTTAACACCAGCACCAACACCTCTTGCTACAGCACCAGTACCAAGTGTTAAATATGTTGTAGGGTCTAAAAATATATCTCCAGCTAAACCAACTAAACCATGTGCAATATTATTAGGTTTCCAAGATAAAGGATTGTATATTTTACCTTGTGGGTTAGGTGTTTTCTTCCAACCAACAGTATCTAATACATCAGAGAAAAATACCTCACCTTTCTCATAACCTTTACCAAATGGGTTAGCGGCACGTAAACCATCACGTATAGCACCAAAGTATGTTGTTTTTGGATCATTATCAATTAAACTTTTTAATGCTCCCATTGTAGGGTATAGACCAACACTAAGAGTATCAAAAGTTCTATCCCAAAAACCACGACTTTGTGCTGGTGGTACATCAACACCACGTGATTGTAAGTCAGATTCTAATTGATTTATTTTTCTACCAACATCATCTTTTTCAAATGGGTTAGGAAAATATCTAGTCATTATATCACCTACCTAGTCTTTGATTTATTGCACCAAACAAATAATCTGTTGGACTTGGTACTGTTCCGTTTTGATTGTATAACTGGTTATTGTATGCATTAGTATTCATTTTACTTTCTATGTTTTTTCCAGCACTATCAAGTGTTTGTGATGTTGAACCTTTCATACTGTTAAACAAATTACCAATAACATTTTTACCACTCTCATAATATTTCATTATCTTTTCTTGTACACTAGGTTGTGCTAGTTCTGTTTCTAAACCTGTAATGTCAAAAGCATCATCAGCCGCATTTTGCATAGCCAATTTAAACTTCTTATCTACTGGTGATGTGTTGATAAAACTAGTTATTTGTTTATACCCTGTTGCTTTATCTATTTTACCATTTGTAACATCATCTTGAATTGCTTGCATGTAACCAAACATTTCTTTATTTACTTCTGTAATAAATTGTTGATACTCTGGTGTTGAATATTGATACTCACCGCTTAATTCTTTTTCCATTTGTTGTTTAGTAAGTTTCCATTTTTCTTGGTTTAAGTTTTGCTGTGCCCAACCTAAAGCATTAGCTTGTTTTGCTGCGTTCATAGATGCAATTCTATTTGCTACTGCTTCTTGGTGTCTAAACTCTTGGTCTGCATAAGCTAACTCATATTGTCTATTTGTTTCAAGTATTTCTCTGTCAAATAATTTTTGTTTATAAGCCTTGTCCTCATTAAAACTTGCCCACCACTCAATATTTTTTCTATCTGCTTCTTGCATTTCAAAAGCAAATCTTTCATCAGAACGTTTTAGTGTTTCATAGAACTGTTTTTTACTGTTTTCAATAGTTTGTCTTTCAAGGTTTAATCTTTCTTCTGATAACTGATAATTTCTATCACTATCTACTCTGTTGCTCATTGTGTTATATAGGTTTAAACCAAATTGTTGATTAGCCAAATCAGCATTTTGATCCATACCAGCACCCTTCCAATAGTTGTTAGATGCAAACTCTCTCTCTTGCATTAGATAGTTTTGGTAGTCACGTTCTGCTTGTGTAGCTTGTGCCGCTAAATAATTGGCACGTTCTCTATCAATACTAGTTAGGTCATTCTCTAGTGTTTGATTTGTTTTGGTCAAATCATTTGCTATGTTTTGTTCCTCTGCTTGTCTTTGTAAATCAATGTTTTGTCTTTGCATAGCATAGTTTAAATCTGCTTGTTGTCCAGCACCCAAAGCAACACCACTATCACCCATGCCAGAACGTATTAGTTGCGATGCAATATTCTTTCTTGATTGATAAGCGTTTTGGTCGTTTTGTTGATACATTGGTCTATATTGACCCTCTAAGCCAGAACGTCTATTTTGTAAGTCAAATATTACATTAGCAACTCTAGTACGTAGATTATCTGCTATAGCATCGTATTGTAGTTTAGCATTAGCTTGTGCTACACTATTTGCTTGATTAACAAATTGCTCTCTAGATTGTAGTGGTTGATAATTATTCATGTAATTATTATAATTTGCAGCATAATCTCTTTGTTGTTGTCTATCGTTTAATAATTGTTCTAGCAAATTAGTCATAGCTTTCATTTGTGGGTTATCGTCTGCTACAGTGTTTGGTGGTTGCTCTACTGGTCTAGTATATCCTGGTTGTATGTTTGGTGCAGATGCAACAGTATAATTTTGTGGTGGTTGTATGTTGTTAGCTTGATTAAATGCAACATTAGTTTTGTCTCCATATGTATTACCAGTAACTGCTGGATTACTTGTTGGTATTGGAGCACCAATTGGTGCTGGTATTGTACTTGTAGATTTAGTTGTACTAGATGGCGATGAACCAAGTGATGAAGATACTATGTTTCTAGTAGCACTTGTTGTTGGGTCAGCGTATATAGTTTGTCCTTGTGAAGAAGCGGCTTGAGCAGCCGCTTTACGTTCTTGTTGTGCAAGTAGTCTTGGATTTGTAGCCATTAAATACCACCTCCAGTAATTCTATCTAACATTGCAAATACTTCACCACGTGTCATTGTATCGTCAAACCTTTTGTCTGTTATCTTAATACCTTTCCGAATCAAAGAGTTGTAGTGTTTTTCTGCCCAATGTTTATCTTTGTTAGTGAAGTCTATATCTTGTAAGAATTTAGCCATTGGAAAGTGTTGACCAGGGCAACTTGTATCACTAAACTTATTGTGTCCAGACACTTCAACATTAGGATAAAAACCTTTTAAATACAATACCAAATCAAGTAATGCCTTATATTGTATATCTGGTACTACAGTTTCTTCCTCATAATCACCCTCTAAGCATATGCCAACACTATAGCTGTTAGCACCTTTAGCATGAGCACCAACAGTGTGTATGGGTCTACCACGATATATATGACCTGTTTTGGCTATAAAGAAATGATAACCAATACCAGACCAATTATTTGCTTGATGCCATCTGTGAACTTCTTGTACTGTGCATTGTTTTGCATTAGCGTGATGTATAATTATATTATCTGTTCTGGCACGTGTTTCAAAATCTTTAAGCCACTTATAATTAACCTCAATAATATTCATATAAACACCTCCATTGTGTTAATTATAACATAATTTTGATTGTAATGTAATCTGTTGAGGTGATGTCATGCGTTCACCTTCTTTCTATGATAGAGATTTAACCCTAAAATAATCATACTTAACATCTTTAGACGAATCACTTGTCACGATGCCATGTTTTGTTTCTGAGTTATTGAAAGCATCTGTGCAAGAAAGAGAAGCACTGCCATTTACCGTTGTTGATATGTCGTTACCATTGCACGTTAGCACTATAATATCATTTGCAGTAGCAGTTATTGATGTGTCTGTGTCTAAAAGTGTATTTACACCAGCCACTGTTTTATAGACTGTATACTGTCCTGAACCATTTACATATAGTAATAAATAATTAGATGTATCAGATAGCCTAAAGACTAGAAAATGTCCAATACCAGTTCCTATGCTTGTTAACTTTACACTTAGTGTAAAATCAGCCAATCCAGTTTCTACATATGCAAAACCTATACCAGTTCCAGAAACTCGATATGCGCTGTTGTTTGATATACCAAAGACACCATTTGATACTGTCCATGTTTGACCAGTTTCAGTTGTACCTAATGTGCTTGTGTTATTTTCTCGGTTAAAACTATCAAATATGGTGTCCAGTGAATACATAAACCCCTTAGATTTCATATCTGCTAATAGATTGTTATATGCGGTTATTACATCTACTAACGTTGCACCACCTGCTAAATCTGTTTGTCTAGCAAGTTGTGTTTGCCCTGTTAACCCTATTCCCCTTAGTCTGTTTTCTAAAGAAAAACTCCTATAATATTTGGAGTGAATTGTACCATCAGTATTAAAAACAAGTTGAGTCCTGTTAGCTGTACTTGCCCCATCTGTATGACTGAAATATGGAGCATCTCCAAATACTTTGAAACCTCTCATTAATTTATTATCATATGACGTTGTGGAGTTTTGGATGTAATTATCATCTATCCCGTCGGCACTGGCATATGTAGTATAACCAGTATCTATACTTACAGCCGAACCATCGCCACATCTATTGTTAGCAATAACTGTATCTCTTATATATACACCAGTTAGACTACCAGCCGCATCTATATGATCATAAGTCACTTTAGGGTATGCAAATACATTACCAGTGATTGTGCAACCTAAAAAACCTAATGACCAAATATATTTCTTATTAACGTTTGACCCACCATAAGTAAACAAGCAGTTTTCTATTTTAACATCTTTTAAGCTGTCAGAATCATCAGTAACTATTTCACCTAGATTGTCCTCGAAGTAACATCCGTCTATTACAAACGGAGAACATTGAGCACCATCCTCAAAATATATTGCAGATGTCGTAAAACTTTCTAACGTTACACCAAACAGTGAAATTCCATTACCAAATTTAGCACTTATACCCTTAACACCCTCAGTGTATTCGCCGCCATAAAAACGTACCGCATGACACCCAGTACCGTTATTTAATGCGTCTAGCTTGACGGATATGTTACAAGTTTGTGCAAAACAACCAAACATATCTATTAAAAACCCCTGATAGAAGTCATAACCTATATTAAATCCTCTTACACATACATTTGAAAGTACAATTCTTGCACACGTAGTCATCTTAATGCCGGAAGTAGTTTTGGCAAATGATGATTGCATAAATGTAATATTTTCGATAACGAAATGATATTTTTCTTCAAACTCTATACCATTGCAACCAGAACAAATTATTTGCGTTGAGCCTCTTCCGGTGCCTGTTAAGTGCATATAATCATAACCAACCAAAGCTGTAGATATTAAATATCGTCCCTTACCAAAAGCTACTTCATAAACCGTATAAGTAGTTGTTAAGTCATAAGCATTGCCAACGCTTGATTGACCATATGCAAAACTTAGCGTTGCGTTAATTGATAAAGAATCGTCCGTAACACCATCACGAATAGCACCAAACCACTCTGGATAAAGTTTATAAGTTCTAGGCGATCCTGCGAAAGTACCACCATCAGTAATATCAAATATTTTATACAATCCAGCTTCAACTTGTCCATTTATTGTGACAGTAACACCACTAGCAGGCTTCAACATACCACCATTCAAGAATTTCAACTTAACATTACTTGGTATAGTTATACTCGTCCCAATTAAGCAAGTCCCATCTTTAAACCATATTTCCGCATCAGCACCATTTATCGTGGTGTTAATCAAGTTATATAGTGCGGTATAATCGTCTGTTACACTATCTAATTGTAAATATTGTTTTGCAGGATAAACACCAAAATCAATTACCGTATCATTTGATAAACCGTTAACAACATCAATTAATTCGTCTGTTTTGTTTGCTAACTCACTAAAGTTTGTATCAAACTGTTCCGGATCAATAGTTTGTAGCAACTGAAAATCATCATATGTAACACCATTTAATTTATTTACAGGCATATTCACACCTCCTATTTGTGTCTTACAATTGTTTCGCCAAATATATTATACATTTTAAATGGCTGGTCTAATTGGTCATTATATACTTTAAACCTAACTATCTTACCACGTTTGTTAATTGTAATTGGTACAGAGTTCACTATATTTCTATCTATAAATGTATCTCCAAACTGTGCTTGCCCCCACAATGTTATTTGATTCTTCATAGTAAAACCAGTAGAATACTCGTAATAATCTATAAGCAAATCAAAGTTAATTTTAGATGTAAAGTATTTGTATGTGTTGGCTGTTATGTATAACCTTCTAAATTGTTTAGTAAATCCAGGAAAGCCAAAATCATAATCTTTACTTTCCCAGTATGCTTCATATGAAGTTCCATCATCATTATATGGTATTAATGATAAATATTCAATTGTTACTGTTTCGCCACCAGTGCAAGCAGTTATTCGTGCTGTTGTATTGTTTACCTTTTGTGCTGAGACTGCTACACTATTTACTTTAACAGTAGCATCTGCATCAGTACCTAGTTCATTTAAATAACCTTTTTCAACAACAAAATCTGTTTGGTCTGGGTCTGCTGTAAATGTTTCTGTCAAATAAAAACGTTTAAATGGTAACCTATAAATATACTTATTAGAGTTTGTAAACAGTAAGTTGTTGTTGTACTTTAAAAAACAAGTAGGGTTCAAGTTATCCCAAACAACCCATCCTAAATCAAGAATATAAACTAATGTTTTATCACTAATTGATAATATATAGTACTTGTCAAAAAATATTGCTCTTGAATCGTTCCAATCTGTATCATAAACACTTATAGGTGCTTTGTTTAAATCTATTGTATCACTAACAGATACAGTTAAAAGTTTCTTGTAATCTGTCCGTACATCGTATAACGAATAAACTATGCCATTACTGCCAAGATAAAATAATTTGTTATTAACTTGAGATACAGTTTCTATATTTACAGTTCCAATTGCTACTGATATTTCTTTCAAATCAAAGTCTGATTCGTCATAACCATATAGTGCAAATATTGTTTTGGCTTTAAATATACACAACACATCATTAAATGATACACAACCTTTAACATCATCTGCATCATCTGTTGCAACTAAACTGTATTGATTTGATGGTACATAGTACATATTTGGTTGCCCCAAATCACCAGTTTCTGTTGATACGTTAGTGTAAAATAATGTGTTTGGATATGTTGCATTATTAGAGAAAAAGAACCTTGATTTATGATACAAAACTCTTTTACATCCCAATATATCTGTTATGTTGTTAGCACCTTTATACACATCTGCAAATTCTAAATATGTTGGCGAATATGTCTTTGTATATGTAGGTGCACCAACTGTTGTAACTACACCCTGTGCTGTGCTTGTAATGTAATATACAGATGTGTGGTCTGGTTGTGTGTCCCAAGCAGAAGATACTGTTGCTACTTTTGTTGCTCCTACATAATCAGATATAGTTCTTGTTTGACCAGAACCAGTACCACTTACTATATAAACCTCCCAACCATTATATATATCATTAGTTCCACTTGCAGATGTATTTAGTGTGATTGTATCTGCACCACCAGCTTGTGATGTTCCAGTAATTGTTGATGGTTGTGTAATTTCATATAAATTAGTTCCATCATAAACTCTATATTTAGTGCCATCTACAAAGTAAAACAATCCATCATGTTGTTCACCACTAATAACATTTGATACAGAACATACCTCTGTTATAGTTCCACCAGTTGTATTTATTTTATATAATTTAGTTGCACTAGATAGTAGAAATAAAGATAAACCAGTTTTCTCATATAAAAATATCTTTTTTATTGTTTCTCCCAACACATCTGTTATAAATTTAAAAGAACCTGGTCTTGTTTCGACAGCACCTATTTCAAATGTAATTACATTTAATAAGTCTGGACTTTGATTTTCTTTAATAGAAAATGGCGAATCAACGTTATTCAATCCACCCTCATATCTGTTTACTTTAAACGACCTTATATCTTGTTTTGGAGGGGTATTTTTTTGTATAAATGCCAATTATCTCACCTCCTTATGGAGAAAGTTCTGGTACATTATCGTCAGAATCTGCTGTGTCAGAGTACACATCTTCTACCGATTCTGATTCTACGTTTGTTGTTGCTGTTGCATATGCATCGCTCATATATATCTTCTCTGTTGCTGTTTCTAATCTTGCTTCAAACTCATTCATTTGTTTTGTTGCTCTATAGAATTGTTCATCTTGGTCAAAACATCTAGATGATGAAAACAATGGTATTAAATATGTATAACGACTATCTATATCTATTTCATCTGTTGTATTTGTTACTTCATCTAAATCAGTAAAATACTCTGGCACAGAATCTTTAATAACCAATATTGCTTCATTTACAAAAGCTGTAATGTCGGCATCTGTCCAAACATTTTCTGTTGTATCTTTCAAATGTCTACGTGTTGCAGTTATAGCATTTGCAAGTGTGTATGCCATATCAACACCTCCTAACCGCCAGATTCCTCATACCATAACATATGTATAGCACATGTTCTAGCAGATGAATCTAAATTGGTTACTCTAAATAAATAAGTTGTGCTTGGGTTTAAAACATATTCATCTTCCACACTGTTCGTACCACCAGATTTAAATCCACCAGTACCACCACCACCAACATATGTAGTTTCTAAAATAGTACCACCACTAATTGCTGTTGGGTCTGAAAATGCAGAACATAAACTTGCATCTGGTGTTCCTACCCTACGTTTATTTACAATATTGATTGCTGTAGTTCCATCTGTTAGTGTTGGTGCTTCAACAATCTCTAGTTTTGCTATTGGTGAATCTGTCCACAATGACCATTTCTTTAAATGTACATAATCATTTGCTGGCACATCTAGTTGTATTAATAATTCACCAGAACTAGCAACACTACCAAAATGAGATAACACATAACCATTGCCAAGATGTATTTGTTCATGGTCTGTCATAATTGACCTTATGCCATTTGTAACACCTTCTAATTGTGCAGATGGTAATGTAACTATATCTACGTTACCTATGTTATTATCACCAGAAGGTAGTTCTGGTAGTGTTAGTATATCAACATCACCTATATTATTTGTTCCAGCTGGTATACTTGGCATAGTAACTATATCTACGTTACCTATGTTATTATTTCCTTCTGGTAGTTCTGGCAATGTAGCTATTGTTATTTGACCATTTGTAGTTGTAGTGATGGCATAAGTACCATCACCATTATCTACTAAACGTATTGGTAATCTGTTTATAAATAATTTAGTATCTGCCAAACTAATCACCTCATTCCTCGGTGTTGTCCATCCACCCATCACCCTCAACTACATCAACCAACCTATTTGCGTGTACTTCGGGCAACAAATTAAAATATTGACTATTCGGGTCAATCAAATACCCTACTTCTTCTGTCGTTGCATTTGTTACTACAGTACCTGTCAACTGTGTTGTAACATCATTTTCTTTTGCTAATCTGCCGTAAATGGAATAAAACATTTCTGCTATAATTCCATATAGCCTTGCTTCTATGTATCCTTCTCCGTGTAATACTTTCATAAATACCTCCTATTCTAATGAAACTGAGTAATAACGACTTTGATCACGTTCTAGTTTTTGTCTTTGTAAGTCGGTAAGCGGTTCGGTTATTATTAATTCGCTTAGTTTACCTATCCATGCAGTGTTGGCAATATCGGAATTACCAATTGTTAGCTTGTCTGTAAAAGTGGTTGTTGCATCAACATTAGTTCCGATTGACACCCCGTTTATCCATGCACCTTGATAGGTTGTTGTTGCTCTAGTATAGGAAATAATTTTAGTCGCTAGATAATCAATCAGTGACAATGTAATTCTAATATTTTCAAATTCTGGGTATCGATATCCAATTGCAAACAATGTAGTTGCAATGTTGTAGTAATGGCTCAACTGAGTAGTACTACCAGTACCCAACGAAATCAAGCGTAAATTAGTTCCAGCCTCAGCGGTACTATTAGCTACTATGCTAATGCTCGCTAAACTTGATATTGACTCACTCGTTACTAATTTTTGGTTGCCACTATAATTCACTGTAGGTTTTCCACTCATCGTTTCTAAAACACCTGCATTAACAATTCTCGGCTGATTATCTGCCGTTGCCTGCGTTGCATTTCTGCCGTTACCACTTTGGTCGTACCATGTCGTGACGTATGCGGATTGGTTAGAGATTGTGACGGATGCGTCTTTGAACCATGCTGAGCCAGTTGCTCCTATTGCATTATCTGCCTGAATTCTTATATATATTTTAGCGATAGTAGCATTTGCTGGAGCGGTTCTACTTCCCTCAATATTTATAAATTCGTCTGAATCTGTTGATTCTAATATAGAACTTGTACTAATGTATGAAGCACCATTATACCAATCAACCCCTATGCCACATCTTGTTGTGTGTAAAGTTGTTGTTTTTTTGTACTTTATTTTAAAATTTAGTACGTTACCGCTAACTAGAGTTAAATCAACACTTTTATATATGTTGTACGAACTAAATGCTTGTGTTGAACCAGTTAACTCAAGCTTTTGTGTAAAATCTTCAATTGTTGCGTTCCCTGTACCACCATTGATTCCCAGCTTACTCCACCCATCACTAACCCCATTAGCATCAGCATCTGTCCCAAGCGGTGTGCTCGCCACCTGATTCCTCTGCAACCAACTCTGTAGCGTTGCGGTGTCAAGGTCACGTCCGTTGAAGCCGATGTCGGTTTCTGTGCCTGTGTCGTCTCTCACTCGGATTGCTCTATACGCATCATTGTATAAACGTCTGAGTGAGTATGCTGTGGCAGGCTTTAAGCCGTAATCCCTAAACATCTGATTGCCAATTGGAATGTTGTTTCCATCCAATATAATCTTTTCTACAACTTTATTCATGGATTACACCTCCACAACCTCTAACGTGACCTCCATAACAACACTAGCGGCAGGAGTAAATGCTCCGATAGTTTCGACTATTCCATATAGAGATGTTGAGTTGCTTGCTAGTTGAATTTTCTTGTTAACATTATTATTCTCACTCCACAATGTATCACCTAAATCTTTTGGAGTATCTAGGTTTATAAAACCAAGATAACTTGCCCTATCTCCGCTTGGTAGATTGTAAGCGGAATTATCAGCAATTGCAGTAGGAGCGGCACTGTATAGATGCAATCTAAATGCACCCATACCACTTGGTACTGCGTTAGTCTCCATCTGTATATGACAGCCCATTATTATGACATCACTACCATTAGAACGTGCAACCTCTGCGAATATCATGTTACTTGCTGGGTCAGCACCAACAACGTCTCCTGCTGTGTATGCAGTAGTATTGTTTGGTCTAGTTATTGTTGTATATACTTGCGAACCATTACTTTTTACTTGAAGTGGATTTGTGCCACCAATATAAGTACCACCTTTTAGTAGTTCAACTGCGTGACTAAACGTACCATCTCCATTATCTACAAGTTTAAGTAAATGTCCTTGTTTGGTAATATTAGTGTCTGCCATATTATCACCTCTATATTAAAATAGGTGGGCGATTTGCCCACCCATAGTAGTAGTTTATTGTTTACTAAGCATCTGCTGTTACTCTTACAAAGTCAGTAGCAGTACATCTTAGAATTGCATGTTTTGTTTCTCCAATAGTTACACCTGTTTGCCCTGTAACTTTAACAATAACATCTGTTGCTGCATCTGCGTTGTAAACTATAAGAACCTTGCCCTCAATTGCAGCTGGAAATGCTACATAATCAGTATCTCCATCTGTTGCCGAAACAACCAATATACCAACGTCAGCAGCTTCTTGTGCTGTTAATGTTACATTAGCAGATGCATCTTTAGTTAATACACTCCACGTACTAGATACTGCACTAAAATGTGAAACTCCCATAATATATCACCTCTATAAATTATTTGTTTAGTTTTGATAACTAACTACACCGAATACAGTAAAGTCAGTTCCATTGTCAAGTAATGTTGCATCATATCCAGCAGGAATTGTTATCCCTGTTTGTCCAGATACTTTAACAGTTACGCTATATGTTGCACCTGTGTTTCTTACGTGTACAATCCTTCCTTTAGCAGCAGTACCATATGTTAGTGTTGCTGTTCCAGATTTAGCATCTGGATTTACAAGTATAACACCAGCTTCTGCTTCGTAGTTATCTGGCATTGGATAGTCCGCATCAAGAGTTAATGTCAACACAGATAATGCACTATTTACAGCATTTCTATCTGTATATAAGGTTGCTACATTTGCCATCAATATCACCTCGTGCTGTTGGATTTGTTAAACTTGTTTATATACGAATGTAATTTTGCGTGACACGATTTACAAAGTGTTACGAGATTATCCATTTCATTATTAACGTCATCACTTTGACCACTACCATCTAAATGATGAATAACCAGATGTTTTTTTGCTTTGCAGAACTGACATTCAAAATTATCTCGTATTAAAACGTTGTGTTTGTTGCCATTGAATCTAGTCTTATCTTTGTAAAAATTATCAGTAATTTTTTTACTACCGTTCAAAACTTCAACTCGTTTCCTACAGGTAGCAGAACAGTATTTTTGTTGTCTCCATGTTGGGGAAAATACTCTCTCAAACTCCCTTTCGCACACTGGGCATTTTGATATTCTGTGTTGTTCAAATTCTTCGTATCGTGCATTGTGTTTCTTTTCTAAAGTTCTCTTTCTAGAAGCTAGAATTTTGCAATCATTACAGCAATATTCTTGTTGATAAGATTTTTTGACAAATTCGTTGTTACAATGTTTACATACGCTCATAGTATAATACCTCCATTGGTTTAATATATTAATATTATACTATGAAGCATACTAGTTGTCAAGTGTTTTTTAAAGCCCTGTTGATCCCACCAGCCCTCTCCAATCTGAGTACCCGTACGAATATCTCATTCTACCATTGTACTTAGCAACAAAGTTGTCAGAATCTTTTGACTTAGCAAACTCTGGCTTAATTCTCCAGAAGAATGATAGTTTATGTCTAGAACCATCAGCTACGAACCATGCTGTTTCAGAAGTTAAGTAGTCATATACAACAACTTTCAATCTTCCTGCTAGAGTGTTAACATCATTATCTGCTGTACCAACTTTACCAGCAGACCTAATTAATTCTAATGCTGTGAACTCTAGTTGAGGTGGAACAATTAATAGTGTTGGTTTAAATACAATTAGTTTGCCACCATTATCCTTTAATTGTCTAAGTTTAGTAATAGCAGATTTAAGATTTGTATCATTCAACGCACCAGTTACTAAGTTAGATTGTGTTCCAGAAGGTTTGTTACTATCACCTTCGTATGGATGTGAAGCAGAGAATAGAGGTACACTATCGTATCCATTAGTTGAAAAACCATTGTTAAGAACAGAAGCTGCATCTGTTTCAACTTTATATTTTCCTGCTTGAGCCAAATCAGCAGGCATTTCATTTATGATGTTATATAATTCATCTTCGTATAACCTTTTGCCAACTGCAAATCCAGATGCAAATTCGCTATGTGTGTATGTTCTTTCTAGACCTTCACCAATCTTTTGATATGTAACGTTATCAGTATCATTTACTCTTTGCGACCAGCTTTGGAAAGCACCCATACCAAGTTCAGTTTCTGTTTGTTTCTTAGATGATTTCACTTTAAAGATCTGTGAAAACTGTTCTGGGATATTACCATATTCTCTGTAGAATATCGCCCTAAGTCCTGGCTCTAACAGAGACGAAAAATCGGACGAAATATGAGTATTATTATGAGTAGGAGTAATCATTCAAATCACCTCGTTATGATTTACCTTTAATGTATTCCTCTGGGGTTAGACCCATATTAGCAGCAATCTGCAACTCAATTGGTGTTAAATTAACTTTAGAGTGCTGTGCTGTATTGGAATCATTTTGGTTTATAATAGTTTCTGTTTCTATTGCGTTTTGTTTAAATTTGTTTACAATGCTTTGCTCAATTTCTTTTCTCAATTGTTCTTTCATATCTGGCATCTTCCTCCCTTGTAGTGCATTATACACAAACTCCAAATCAGTAACACCTAATCTTTCGGCTTCAGTTAAAACTTCTACTTCGTTAAAATCAGTATACTTTGATTTTAATTGATTGATATTGTTATCCAACTCTATAGATGCAAGTTTTAAGTTTAAGTCTTGTATTTGGTTGTTGATTGGATTTAAACCACTAAATGCTGGGTTGTTTTGAATACCAGTTACATCACCTTGAGATACTTGTTGAGCAATAGTTGGGTTATTCTTTAAGTAATTATATACTTCAAGTGCTTCTTGCATTTCTTTCTTTGATTTTGATAGTTCTTGCGTCTTTTTTGTGTCATTGTATTCAATGTGATTCGCTACATCACACCCTGTCTTTATGACAGCTATATATTACTATATAGTTTAGACTATATCTTCACCCTCGTCTTTACGTTAGGGTGCTTGGCACTTCCACTCGCTTGAGTGTACTCCTTCGCAGGATAGTCGTTAGAGGTTCATCTTCCAAAAAAGTTTTTAAAACAACCATTGTGATATGCACGTTTCATATTTTCTTGATGTGTTACAAGTTCCAAGTTGTATAAACTATTATTAAGTTTATTACAATCAATATGGTCTAACTCATAACCTTCTGATATATCACCATTAAATGCTTTCCAAACAACACAGTGTAAATATTGATTTTTACCATTAATGCTGACAATAACATATCCTGTTTTGTGAACGTGTAGATTGAGATATTTTACACCATCTTTTCTAACACGTCCTTTGTTGCTTACTTCTAGTTTTTCATCAATACGTTGCCACTGTTCGTTTTTAATTGGTGCAGAAGATTCTTGAAAATATAAAAACAATCCCATTCTTTGACGTTTTGTTCTAACTGCTCTAAACGTTCTATTTAATTTAGTAGCAATTTCGTTATCGTCCATATCAGTATAATTGTCTAAAATAAACGTTTCTTCTTCTCGTGTCCACTTTTTTGTTTCTCTCATATTATATTTCCTCCATTATTGGATATAAATGATTGATGCTTCCTACGGGATTGTCCTTAGCTTAACCTATTAGGAGTTTCCCCGTTTTCACCAAGTTTTGATGTAAAGTTTCCTCTACAAAAGACCTACACATTTAAGTCTGATTGACGCATATAACCATTTTTCCACTCTTTAAGTTCGTCAATTTTAACTCTACCGAAACCATCAATATCTATCTCATTAACAGGTTGTTTTGTGGTGTCTGGTACACCTGTGTTTACACCAGTATTTTCTGTTTGCTGTGTCGGTTGAACATTTCCTTCACCACTTTGCATAGAATTGCTTGTTGGTTCAGATGCTCCACTTCCACCGCCAACATCACCTTCCATGTTGTAAAATGGTTGTACTGTTAAGTGTCCATTTAATAACATATTTTCAATCCTCCTTCTGAATCCTCTATGGGGTGTTCAGATATATATATTTAGAATAAATCTCTAGCCAAATCTTCATCTTCCATACCAGGCATTGCTGTATGTAATTGAGCCATTAGTTGTGGGTCATTAGCTAACATATCCAGTACTGCTTGTATTTGTTCGTCTGTTATTTGTTGATTTGTATTAGCTGTTTGTTGTATCAATGCTTTCTGTTGCTCTTTTTGAATATCTATCTCTGCTTGTTGTTGCATCTTTTGTTGTTCCATCATCATTTGCTGTTGCATTTCTTGTTGTTGCATCATCATGGCTTGTTCTTGTTGTGCCTGTGCTTGTTGTTGTTGCATGCCGGTTAATTCTGCAAATCTTGTAACAAGCTTCTTTCGGTCTGGAACGTTAGTGTAAGATAATACCGTTTCTCTATCCACCATTGGTAAACCATCTTCTGCTGGTGTTTGTGCTAAACGTATCATCAAATCAAGCATAGCATTTTTGTTTGTAGGCATTGTACTACCAGCTTCAATAACAAAATCAAAATCTTCCTGCAATTTATCTGGATTAACCTCTATAAACGTTGTTTCGTTGTTCTCACCAAATGCTCGAATCCATCTTGTTGTTATCCAGTATTGTTTAATTCTATTATACCACATTAATCCCAAATCTGACAAGGACTGTTCCATTACCTTAACCTTAAGCCTTATTCTTGCCTGTGCTGCTTCTTGTAATGCTATTATAGCAGCAGCGGCACTAACGCTTCCGGGTTTTCTACCTTGCGTAACATCATGTACACCAGATATAATTTCTATATCTCTCTTTAAAACTTCAATAGTTTCCTGCACATATACAGGCATCTGTGGTGGTTGTTTTCTTTCAACTGTAGTACCAGGATTCTTTCTAACAATTAAGCCTGGTCTGTTAGTTAATTGACCTTTACCAATACCACTATTTTTATCAATTATCCAAGGCATATTTGCTGTTAGTTTTGCGTTGTCAATTATTTGATTCATCAAATCATTTATGTAAGTTTGTGGAGAAAGCAATTGCTCAATCTCACCTTTACCCCAAAACTGAAACGGAACGTCATAGCATTTAAGTAACAAGAATGGGAACTTACCATCGTTATATGGATTTGCTTTGTCACTTAAAATCAAGTTTAGTTCTGGTGCTACTGTAAGTATTCTTCCCTTTGGATATTTCATTTTTTTCTTTTTTACTTTATTATTTTCTTCATCAACTTCCTCGTGTTCTATAGTTGTGTAGTCACGCATGTAACATTCTAAAACAAGAACTTGATTATTAACATTTGATGAATCTTGACCATTTGATATAAGTTCATCATAGTTAACTTCACTTGCTATGATTTTATCTGCAACTTTAGGAAATTGTTTTTTCAAAAGATTTACGTGTTTATATGTAGCATATATAATATATTCTGCATCATCTATTGATGTAGCCATTGGGTCTGGAAATATATTGTATGGGTTTATAAGTTTAACATTAACATTACCAACACCTTCATCTTTCTGATTCCAAAATACACCAAATACAGCAGTACCGATTTGTAAAGATATAGAGACAGCTTGTTGCAATGTCCTATTCATCTTTTCACGTTTCCACTCGTAATCAAATATGTCTTGTATTTCATCAGATAACTCTAAACCATCTGGTGTTTTTGGCAATACAACAATTTTGGGGTTATTATCAACCATTATTGGTTTAATAGTTTCTATTGTTGCAAATATGAAATTAGATATTTCATCAGACTTATAGTCTGGTCTATCAAGATTTACAAAGTAATCAGAATTATAAGCATCAATACAATCATCCCAAGTCGAAACAAATGAGTTCTTAGAATTTCTAGCATCGTCAAATTTCATTTGTATATCTTGAACTAATTTCATTTCAGCATCTTCTTGTTCTATGTTTTTGACTTCTTTGTTTTTCTTACCGAATACAAAAGATCGTTTCAAAATTATTCACCCCCACATTATATAGTATATTCCTCAATTTCACTATTGTCAACCCCTAATTCTTCTCCGTAATTTTCATCGTCATAACCTAGTTTTCGCTTCTGGTCTTTTGGTATTTCTGGTACATAATTTTCGTCGTAATTTTCTAATAATAACTGCAATGCTATTGCCATAGCCATAATTGTATCGTCATGGCAACCAACCTGTGCATTTGTTTTACCATCATCATCTTTTGTGTAAGTAAAACACTCTGATATAAACGTGTCCCAAAACGCACCTAACCACTTCTCTCTAACAAACCGAATCAAAGTATTTATCATCAAAGGCTTTGTACGTTGATTTGTTAACCAACCAGGCTTTTGACTTACATCACCAGATATTTTAGAGTAGTTTTTTTGATAATAAATGTTGTAATATTCTAACTCATTTATTCTTCTTAGTGTTGTACCACCATGCATGTTAACCTCTACACCAACATATGCATCGTTGTAGTATTTAGCCATCTTCACTATTTCTTCTCCAAACAAATCTGGATCAGTATGTCCATGCCATACAGCACACAGATTATACTTGTCATCTAAAATAACATTAACAGAATAGTCACCATGAGACAAACCTTCTGCAACGTCAGCACCAGATACATAAAATTGTCCCGGTCTTGGTTCTTGCCAAATCATAATATTGCCATGTGGGTTATCAACAAAATATACAGAGCCATTCTTTGTGTCAATGTCACCTATACGCTCTGGCTTCTTAATATTCTTTTCATACTCTTTTAATATATATGCTGGGAATACTGGTCTACCCGAAACAATGAAAGCTTCGTCTGGTGTTGACGGATATTCTTGATGGAATTGTTCTAAATCACCATTGCATTTATTATTTATACACCACTTCCTCCAATGCAATTGTTCCCAAGACAAATCAAACTGTTCTTTTAACATTAATTCTTCTGTTTTAATAACGTTATTTGCCGAATCGTAACCAACTTTAGATGCTTCGGCAATGAACTCTGCTTTTTCTTGTTGTGTTGCAAAGTCTCTTGAGTAATCTGGGTTATCAAACCAAGCTAAAAATATTGGAATATAATCAGTTTCTCCACGCTCAGAGCGTTTCCAAAAATCATAAAACCAACCACCAACACCATTAGCTGTAGATTCAATAAAAACCATAGAGTTTGGTGTGTCTGGAATACACTGTAACATACCTGTCATTAGTGTTGTAGCATCGTCCCAAAACGCAACCTCGGACGCATGAAGATTATGTATTGTATTTGACCTTGCTGTTTGTACGTTCTTTGCTGTGGCAACAGTTATTTTAGAACGCAAACCAGGATTCATATATTTCTCATTATCATTATTTGTTGGATTCTCAAATGTTAATGCCGACTCATTAGAATATTTCTTCATTGGTCTAATTGCTGGTGGTAATTCCTCGTGAAATAGCTTAGACATAGAGAATAAGTTTTGTGTTGCTTTATCTTCGTGTGCTATTATCATAGAGTTTCTAAATGGATTGTTTGCTGTGTCGTGAAAAATCAATCCCTCACAAAAAGTAGATATACCCAATTGTCGTGCTTTTAACCAAATCACACGTATTGGTTTATTGGCTTTCTTTTGTTGTCTAATAATATCTAAACATTTCTTCTGTGCTGGATTTAATTTAAAGTTAACTAACTTACCCTCTTTTGTTCTAATCTTTAAAAAGTTTAACATATAAAATTCTTCGTTTTCATGTATGCGTTTTATGATATCTTTTATATCCATAACACACCTCCTTATATATATTATACCATAAAAAAAAACTACCACCAGACGGTGGTAGAAGAAGGGAGATTATGAAAAACAAACAAATCACAGGAGAAAAAGCATGATAATCACTATATAAATCATATCACATATATTTTTATTTGTCAACACTATCATCGTAATCTATATCAATTGCGTTAGATTTTATTATATCTTTAAGTTGTTGTTCAAACGTATAAACTTCAACTTGTACTTCTTTCTTTTCAACACCTTTATGCCCTGTTCTGTCTAGTATATCTCTTGCTGCTTGGTATGCTATGGCATCCATTTCACTATCCATCAAATCAGACATTTTATACAAAGCTTTCATGCGTAATGCTTTTAAACCTTGCTTAACTATATCATCTTCATCTTGTTGTGTTTGCTCAATTATATCTTTTATCTCTTGCTTTCTAAGCCATGCTCTTACTGTGTAGGTCGAAACATTAAGTAACTCAGCAAGTTCTTTTACTTTGTATTGACCAGTTAAATACAGGTGTACAAATCTTTGGTGTAGTGGCTTTAAACGTGTTATTGGCATCTCCAATAATTCTTCTTCAGACTTCTCATGTACTTGTGGCAATTCAATGTTTGTGTTATTTAATTCATCCATCAAATCACCCCTTGTGTTTTTTATTTTTAACCACCCTATCATTTTGTTTTGTTGTATTTTTTTCTACAACAGGTGCTTCTGTTTTAGCCTTGTCTCTTTTGTCTAGATACTCTAAAATTCTATCTAAACTTTTGTTGATTTCTTCTAGTGCAAAAAGCATATCAAGTGTTGCTTCATCCATCTGCGTTATTGCTACATGTTCTTTATATTTTTGCATATTATATCATCCTTTTTTTAAGCTATCGCTAATTATTTTTTCTTCCAAATCAGTAATGATTTCAACAGAATCTTCAAAACCATCTATGATGTGGTCTATATGTTGTTTAGAATGTTTAGATTGCTCTGTAACGTCTTTAAATTCCGAAACAAGATTATTTACAGCATCTGTGTCATAGTACTCAACACTTGGCAAATCATTGTATTTATTTAATTGCTCTAGTACACTTTGAACAATCTTGTAAGCAAATACAGTGCTTATTAAACTACAAGCCGAAACAATAGAAAGTAATATATATTGCATTTTAATCCTCCTTGTAGTTAGTACTGTCTGTTCCAGACAAATACTATAGTGTTATAAGTGTTGTTAGTGTTTTAAGTATTTTATATATTTAATTATTTATTCATAATAAAACTCGTTAGAGTTTTATTACAACTACCGTAGGTAGTTGTTAAACACATATTTATATGTGTCATATAAGTGCTATAAGTATATTATATATTATATATATATTATATATTATACTAAGTGTTGTTAGTGTTTGTCTGGAACAGACAGTGTATATAGTGTTTAATATAATTATACAAAGTATTATATATCTTGTCAAGTACTTTGTTTTGGAAATATTTTTATAAAAACACTTGCATAATATTTTTTTGTGTTGTATAATATATCTCATAGTGTTGAAATCAGTGTATATCAGTGTTTATCAGTGTATGTTAGTGTTAGTTAGTGAAACGTGTCTAGTTAGTAAAAATGTGTCTAATTAGTAAAACATGCTAGTTAGTAAAACATGTCTTTATATATCATAACTCTGTGTTGAAAACCCCTCTACACACTTTTCGCTACCCCGGGGTGCGTACAATTTTGTGTTGATAGGCACGTGCGT